GCAACTTTTGATTTAACCTCAAAAGATACTACTGGTGTATCTTCTGATTCTATCGTGGCTATGCCATCAGCTAAGAACACACATATAATGAGAAATATTGAGGCTTACCTTGATATTGATGCGTTAGTAGCAGCAGGTGGTAGCTTTTCAGATGGAGATGTCTTTCAAGTGTTAGAAATCCCAGCAAACACTTTAGTCCTAAATTCAGGTGCAGAAGTAATGAAAGCATTTACTTCAAGTTGTACTCTTGATATGGACTTTGGTGGTGGTGATGACATTATTGATGGTGCAGATATAACCTCTACAGGTTTTTGTGCGGCAGGAACTAATGGTCAAACTAACACTGTTGTAGGAAGTGCAGCTTCAACTTACACTCAATTTATCACTACTACTGATACTATTGATTGTACGATTGCAGGTGCTGCTCCAGCTACAGGTAGACTCAGAGTCTATGCCACTGTTATTGATTTAGCAGGTCATGGTTTAGATGATAAGCCTGACGAAGTTGATAGAGATCAATTAGCTTAAACTTTTTTCTAGGGGAGCAGGGTAACTTGCTCTCCTACACTTTTAGGGATTAACATGGCAGAAACTTTCTTAACGTTAACAAATAAAGTTTTAGCAAGACTGAATGAAGTTCAGTTGACTTCAAGTAACTTTTCTGGTGCTAGAGGAATACAAGTTCAAGTTAAGAATGCAGTTAATGAGTCGATTAGATATATTAATCAAAAAGAATTTCAATACCCCTTTAATCATTCAACAAAAACAGAAACACTAGTTGGTGGAACTGTTAGGTATTCAATCCCAACAACAGCCAAGACTGTAGACTATAATACTTTTAGATTAGTAAAAGACTCTGACTTAGGTGCTAGTGGGGGTAGGTTATATGTTATACAGTATAATGATTACATAAACAGTTATGTAACACAAGAAGATGAGATACAAACAACTACTACAAGCACAACACATACAGACAGTGTAACAACAATTACTGTTTCAAGCACGACAGGCTTTGACTCTTCCGGTACGTTGTTTATAGGCAACGAACAGGTAACATACACAGGAACAACATCCACCACATTTACAGGTGTTACAAGAGGTGCAAATGACACAACTGCTGCTTCTATAGCTAGTGGAGTTCAAGTTGCACAGTTTGAATCTGGTGGTGTGCCACAATATGTTGCTAGAACACCAGATAACAATTATTTATTATATCCTTTTCCTACAAAAGGTTTTACTTTAAAATATGACTTTTTTTCTTTTCCAACAGATATGTCTGCTCACGATGACACAACAACGATACCTGATAGATTTGCAGCAGTCATAGTTGATGGTGCAACAGCTTTTGTTTATCAATATAGAGGTGAGACCACACAATATCAACTTAATTTTCAAAGATTTGAGCAGGGTATAAAGAATATGCAGACACTACTAGTAAATAGATTTGAGTATGTAAGGTCTACATTTATACCAAAAGTAGGGTACACAAGTAGTGCAGATTTAAGTATAAGGGTGAACTAAATGCCTGATGCTTCTCAAGTACAACCTTTTTCATTTTCATGTCAAGGAGGATTAGTTTTAAATCAACCAACATTTAATATGCAACCCGGACAGGCATTAGAGTTAGAAAATTTTGAGCCTGATATTAATGGTGGCTACAGAAGAATAGATGGGTTTCAAAGATTTGTAAGACAGATTGTACCTCAAACATCTTCATCAAGTGAAGAAGTTTTGATGGTGGTAAATTTTGCAAACAAAATAATTGCAGCTAGAGGGCAGAAAATATTTAGCTCTGCTTCAACTGAACTAGCTACAGCTATCGCATCAGATACAACTATGTCAGGTTCAGGAACGATAACAGTTGATAGCACAACAGGATTTAGTTCAAGTGGCACATTACAAATTGATTCAGAGAAATTTACTTATACAGGTGTTACATCAACAACTTTTACAGGTGTAACGAGAGCAACAAACTCCACAAGTGCTGCTGCACATTCTGTAGATGCAGTAGTATCTGAAGATTGGACTGAAAGAGACACAGGTAGAAGTAGTGCATCAAGATATAATTTTGAAAGATTTAACTTTGATGGCAATGATAAGTTAGTTGTTGTTGATGGAGATAATGCTCCAACATTTTTTAACTCTGCCATGTCTGCAACAGATATCACTTCGGCAGGTAGTGGTGAGGTAAGCACAGCAGTCACAGGTGCTAAATTTGTGGCTGCTTTTAAAGACCATATGTTTTATGCAGGTATGTCAAGCACACCACAAGAAATAGTATTTAGTGTGCCTTTTGATGAAGACAACTTTGCAACAGGTAGTGGTGCAGGTAGTATTAAAGTTGACGATACTATTACAGGACTAAAAGTTTTCCGTGATAACTTATTTATTTTTTGTGAAAATAGAATATTTAAATTAAGTGGCTCAAGCAGTTCCAATTTTGCAATAACACCTGTCACTAGAAATATAGGTTGCATTGAGCCTTTTGGAAGCACAATACAAGAATTTGCAGGTGACTTAATATTCTTAGGACCTGATGGATTACGCACTGTTGCAGGTACTGCAAGAATTGGTGACGTTGAGATTGGCACAATCAGTAAAAGTGTGCAATCTTTAATTGATGATAATATTCAAAACGCTGATTTATTTAACTCAATAGTTATACCAGATAAAACACAATATAGATTGTTTTTTAATAAAACAACTTTAACAGAAGAAAATACCATAGGTGTTATATGTGTTTTAAAAGGACAACAGTTTGAGTTTTCTAAATTAAAAGGTATAAAACCATCATCTACAGATAGTGTGGTTATAAAAGGAGATGTTATAGTTACGCATGGTGGTTTTGATGGATATGTATACAGACAAGAAAAGGGTAATGATTTTGATGGCACTGCTATAAATGGTAAATATAGAAGTCCTGATTTAACATTTGGAGACCCCGGAATACGTAAGCATATGCAAAGAGTTATATTAAACTATGCACCTGAAGCAGCTATAAATGCTGATTTATTTTTAAGATATGATTATGAAAGTGCAGATGGTGCAAGACCAAGTGCATATCCTTTTGACTCAACAAAAGTTGCAGCAGTTTATGGCACAGCGACATATGGAACAGCTACATATGGTGGTGCTACGCAACCTTTGGTAAGACAATCTGTAGAGGGTTCAGGGTTTGCATTAGCACTTAGAGTTAACGATAGTGGAACAACTGCACCATATTCACTAAAAGGATTTGGATTAGAATATCAAGTAGGAGCAAGAAGATAAATGGGAGCTACATTTACAAGACAGTCTACCTATACTGATGGTGATGTAATACAGGCATCAGATACTAACAATGAGTTTGACCAATTAGTAAATGCTTTTGCAGCTAGTACAGGACATACTCACGATGGTACTACAGGAGAAGGTGGTCCTATAACTAAATTGTTAGGTAATGCACTAACATTTGGTACAGGAGCAGACACAGACATAGCAATAACATTTGATGGCAACACATCTGATGGTGTTCTCAAATGGATGGAAGACGAGGATTATTTTGAATTTAGTGATGACATACTTATTGCTTCTTCAGAGAAGCTACAGTTCAGAGATACAGCTATACACATCAGTTCAAGTACAGATGGACAATTAGATTTAGTAGCAGATGGTGCAGTTCTTGTAGATACTGCAGGTGATATAACTTTAGATGCAGATGGTGGAGATGTTGTACTTAAAGATGGTGGAACACAGTTTGCTTCTCTTACAAATACTAGTGGTAACTTAATAATTAAGTCAGGTAGTACGACTGCCATGACATTTGATGGTGCTAACGTAACTTTTGCAGGAACAGTAACAATAGGTTCTGCAGGTATATCTGAAGCAGAACTAGAGATATTAGATGGTGCTACAGTTACTACAGATGAACTTAATGTTCTTGATGGCATAACTTCTACAGTAGCTGAATTAAATATTGTAGATGGTAATACTAGTGCAACATCAACCACAGTAGCAGACGCAGACAGAGTTGTACTAAACGACAACGGAACTATGGTTCAAGTAGCAGTAACAGATTTAGCTGCTTACTTTGATGATGAAATAACTGCAATGCCTAACTTAACCTCTGTAGGAACTCTCACAACTCTTACAGTAGATAATGTTATAATTAATGGCACTACAATAGGTCATACAGATGACACAGATTTAATTACATTAGCAGATGGCATAGCAACAGTGGCAGGTGAGATATCTGTAACTACACTAGACATAGGTGGTACTAATGTAACATCCACTGCTACAGAACTTAATCTACTTGATGGTGTAACATCAACTACAGCAGAATTAAATATAGTGGATGGTGATACTTCAGCATCATCAACTACACTTGCAGATGCAGACAGAGTTGTAGTCAACGATGCAGGAACAATGAAGCAAGTTGCACTAACTGACTTTGAGACTTACTTTGAATCTGCACTAGACACATTATCAAACGTAACAACAGTAGGTGCATTAAACAGTGGTTCTATTACATCAGGTTTTGGTGCTATAAATAATGGCTCATCAGCCATAACAACTACAGGTACAATTACGTATGGTAATTTATCTGATGGCACTATAACAATAACTGCATTTGTTGATGAAGATGATATGTCATCTAATAGTGCTACGCTTGTGCCAACACAACAATCTGTAAAGGCTTATGTTGATACTCAGTTAACTGCTGAAGATTTAGATTTCCAAGCTGATAGTGGTGGTGCATTAAGTATTGACCTAGATAGTGAAACCTTAACATTTACAGGTGGCACAGGTATTGACACAAGTGGTAGTGGTAACGCTGTTACTTTTGCAATAGACTCTACTGTAGCCACTTTATCAGGAACACAAACTCTTACAAACAAAACATTAACATCACCAAAAATAAATGAAGATGTAGCATTAACATCTACTGCAACAGAATTGAATTTACTAGATGGTGTGTCAGGATTAGTACAAGCTGATTTCACAAAATTAGCTGCAGTAGACGCAACAGCAACAGAGCTTAACATTATGGATGGTGGTACATCTGCTTCTTCTACAACATTAGTAGATGCAGACAGAGTTGTTACAAATGATGATGGTACAATGAAACAAGTAGCATTGACAGATGTAAAAACATATTTATCTAGTGCAGGTTTTACAACAGATGACCCAACTGCATTAGCGATTGCCCTCGGTTGATTTTACTTGACAAATCAGGCAAAACTGAGTATAATTATAAGGAAATAAAAAATGGCAAATACATTTAAAGTAAGTACAAGAGATGTTGCACCTGCAAGTGCAGGAACTTTTGAGGAGATATATGATTGTCCAGATAACAGAACTGCTGTGATTATAGGATTAAGTCTTGCAAATGTTCACACATCACAAGTCACAGCTTCTGTTCAATTAGTAAGTACTACAAATCAAGATGGTTCAACAACAAATACTACAGCACATCTCGTAAAGGATGCACCTATACCTGTGGGTTCTACACTAGAGGTTATGCAGGGAAATAAGATTATCTTAAATGCTGATGACAGAATACAAGTAGACTGTTCTGTAGCAGACAAAGTGTCAGTCATACTAAGTTATATGGAGATAACATAAGATGCCATACATAGGAAAAAAACCTGCTGATATAATCGCAACTGCTGTTGATACAACTACAGGTGACTTTAGTGGTAACGTCACAGCAGGGGGTACACTTGCAGTAACAGGTGAAACAACTTTAGCTACACATCTTAATCTTGGTGATAATGATAAGATAAAACTTGGTGCAAGTGGTGATTTAGAAATATTCCATGATGGTAGCAAAAGTGTTATTTCTGATGAAGGTACTGGAGTGCTTTGGATAGCTGGGGATTCTGAAGTATCAATAGGTAACCCAGCAGTTACTGAATATTACATAAGAGCATTTAAAGATGGTGCTGTGCAATTGATGCACGATAATAGTACGAAATTTGCTACATCTTCAAGTGGTGTAACTGTTACTGGTGACATAGCTAATTCTAGTGGTGATTTTACACTTGATGTTGCAGGAGACATTAGCATAGATGCTGGAGGTGGCGATACTAGATTTAAACAT